ATTAAAACGTGAAGGGGACATTTTACTTGCCAAGGGCAAACAGATTTGGAAAAAGTTTGATGTTGAATTACAAGAGGGTAGATATAAAAACCGTTCCGTTGGACTAAGAAAAAATGAAAGCGGGATTTTTCCCGGGATGTTACAAACCTTTGCTATCGGAAACCAATCGAGTAATTTACTCATTTAGGTTTTCTTTTCTTGGGCTTTTTTTTGTCTGTTGCCATAATGTCAATCCTCCATCATTTTGTCAGAAATGTCTATATATTGTGTCATTAAATTAATTCAATACAACATTTGCGCAACAACGCAAGAAAAAAAACCGGAAATACTAAACTTTTTTTATTGTTTCTTTTGTTGGATTGGCAATCCTGACACTTCTGTCAAAATATTGTCAATATTTTCAAGGCGTTCAACCTTGACGGTATGCATCAAATTACGATGTGCAAAAACGTAGGTTACTGCGGGGTCACCATTGGCAAATTCGGTAAGTCCAATATAATGCTCAGTTTGTGTACTTTCTTTGGAATTTGGATCCTGCAACACATCCCGGTACACAACAAGTGGTGTTAAAATGGTCCCGGCCGCTATATCAATTTTTGGCGTTATTTCCCGGGAACCCACTAAACGATCATTATTAAAATTGGGATAAGTTGCTTCCTCTTTAAATGTTGTAGGGTCATTCAGCTTTATAAAATTTGATTGTCTTTTAGCAAGAGTATCAACGTTTTGTTTCAAAAATGCAATTGATGCAATGGTACTTTCCGCATTTTCAAGAGTTACTATACTTTTCCATTTGTCTTTTTTGAATATTCTGAATGCACGAATTACATTTGTCACGCCTGAGCTATTAGGTTCCGGAGAGGTACGCCATCCGCCTGGGTCTGCAATTGGGGTTACTAATTTACCCGGGATGATCCTGTCCTCTTTTTGTTTTTCAAATGACAATTTATTAGCTTGCTTTTGTGTATCTGTAATTATTTCCTCATTTGCTAATATTTGAGCACGGGTCATTGCCCTTGCGGAACATCTACATTTATGACCATTGGGGGGATAATTATTTTCCCAAAATTCTGAATCTTGCCGCGCAACCGTACCCTCCATTGCCCTATGAGCGGGCCGGACAAGATCGTCACCAAATGTGAAATATTTCAGAAAAGGTTTTAACTGCTTAATCCTTTGTTGTTGGTCAAACCTAGATTGCTGATATGTGTTATTTGCAGAATTAATAAAAACAATTTCGGGCGCAACAATCTTTTCAAGTGTATCTTGATCGAGAGACTTAACAAATTCATCATATGAATCACCACGTTCTTGGGCGTTGATAGATAAATTCAATATATTTTTTATTGAATTTGGTGTTAGGTCCCCGGCAACACTGAATGCCTTTTGTTTATTTGCTCCGCTCATGGCATCAAATACGGTTTTATCTACAATCTGCCTTTTCCTGGCATTGTTTAATGCCGCCCGCAAAGGCTTAGGGACAAATTCAACCGCACCGGTGGATTTTATTGCGGCACGCTTCCGGCTCAAAGGCCGGCCCACAAATCTACGTGGAATTTTTATCAATTAAATTTCATCCTCCGTGACCGCATGGAGGCCAACGAGGGAAAATATATCTAATGTTTGACCGAATACCTCATTAAAGACTTTCTTATTAAACTGTGGTTCCATTCGCATTATATTAACCATAAATTCATTATAATCTTTTGAATCAACCATAATTTTCCGCACTTCATTTATTTGTGGTTCAGTCAAAATGTTAAGCTCTTTTAATTTAAATTGAAGAAACTTGTCCAGATTATTTTGGATTGGGAATTGTTGACGTTCTTGAAAGTCGTCAAATTTCTTTTTTCCTGTATCTGCGGGGTTAACTGTGTCATCCACCTTTTGATTATTATCGTTTATAGGTTTAAGTGGACTTTCCGGCTCATTATCATCCGTAATTAACGCATCTTGTCCCTTTGTCAAATCAAAATCATTATCGTCATAACCATAATTTTCAACGTAATAATTCTTACGGAATACAACGCCGTGTTTCGACGTAAGCAATGTATCCCGTTCTGTGCGCTCTTGCTGTAATTCAGTTTCATTTGTTAACAATGGAACCGGTGCGGGTACCTCCGGGCCAAAATTTGCACGGGTAATCATTTCGGAGGCTTTGGCATAAAAGGTTGTGGCAAGGATGCGGTCCTCACGTTGAATGTTTTTTAATTGATTTTCGTGGATTTTTGTGGCCGCCTGTGAACCGCTTTCCCTGTTTTCAATGGTTAATGTTTCAGATAGTCCGGCTTTAGATATTTGCAAATCTTGTGCTACAATAAATTTATCATGTGCATCTGTGGATCCTTGCCGACCCTTACTTTCAACAACATCAACCTTGTCTTGTCCCGAATCGGTTGAAAGTGAGGCCATGGCACCGTTGCGTGACATTAAAAGTAAATCATCCAACATCCGTTTTAAATCATCGGGGTTTTTGTCCGGTGCCAAAACTCCGTGTAAAAATGGCATCCCATATTTTTCAATAAATTCCGTCCAAAACGTAAAGCCCATTTTCTTAAATTTCCACGGCCAAAACATGCGCTTAATAAATCGGTCACCGTAGGGGTTCCGATATGTGGGATTGTATCTAATGTTTATAATTTTACCAGGTCGAATTTCACGCAATATAAAATTTTCAGTTATCCTAAATTTAATCCCAAGCTCGTCATTTTTATCATATCCAAACCACTCATACGGCTTTTGAATAATATTGGTTAATATTTTGCGGCCATTTGGTGCATCAAGTGAACCGATGCCGTTTTCGCTTGTCCAAAATAGTTCCATGGGTGACATACCAAAAATCGGAGCATCTAATAATTCAGCATTAATGTCAATCAATGGTCTTTTTTTGAATATTGCATCAAACTGCATTTCCACTTCCATTTTTGCGCGTTCGGCCTCATTGCTTGCCTTTTCCTCACCTTCACGTATACCGGCGGACCATGACAGCAATGACTGTTTGGTTACAGTTTTTCTTTGTTGTATAACTGCCCCAACATGCGCATCCGTTAACACATCCCTATATGCAAGTGTAGTTAGGCCGGCGTTTTTTAAAATCTCATCGGGATCCGGTAGGTTCAAAGTAAAGGCGGTCATTGATTCAATAAAATCGTTGTGGTGAACAATGTGTTGGTTCAAACCCATTGATTGCCGGCCAGTGAATGCCCGCTTTCGTTGATCGCTTAATCGACCTAAGTTAATAAAAAAATCGTTTAAACCTGTTATCCCAAATGCCATTTTTAGCCCCTTTAATATCCTTGTGAATTTTTATTTGATCGTAAAGTATTTTTAATAAAACCTTGACTTTGTTTTTTCTTTAATATAGGACGGCCATATTTATTTGCAACAAAATTCGCAATTGATAATGAAATGACCTTATCATCGTTTTTTCCAGCATCCGCTCCAAGTTTTTCATCCTTAGAAATAAATGTGCTCATTTCTGTAAAATGCGATAAGCTTTTTACTTCGGTTTCATCCATGCGCAACGTTTCATCCAAGTCACCAGTTATAGTGTATTTGTTTTGCTTTGTGGTCCTGAATCCCGGGTCACCTTTTGAGTCAAAATACATATAGGGATAGCGTAATTGATTTAATAATCTCAATGCAATTCCTAATCCGTCCTTGTTTAATTCCACACACATCCGGGCATTATACCAACGGCCTAATAAATTTAACTTATCGGCAAAAACGTCCGGCGGCCACAACCCATATAGTGACGCGGCCAAGGTGCGGGTTTCACCGTCAAAGTTTTTAATGATAATGTCCGCGCTGTCAAAATCGCCGTCCTCTTTACCTTCAGCCGTATCCACTCCGCAATAAGCATGATTTAAAAATTGTGTCTTTTGTGGCTTTTCCCACATCTCAAGTTCATAATCTTGACCGGGTTTCGACTCAACAAATTGAATATCATAATTCTTTTTATCACCTTTGTTTACCAATTTTCCGCGGATACCAGGCTCACAATGATTTGCTTTTTCCTCAATCATATGCTCATTAAATCGGCAAAACCCGGATCCGATATACGCAATGTCAACCTCTTGGGCTAAATGCCGGTGATTTAATGCGTCGCGCTCCTCAGTGTCATACCATATTGACCGTAATCGATATTCAGAAATTTTTCCATTATCATGGATATAATACCCATATTTAGAACGGCGGTCATAAGCTAAATTCTCACATTGTATGCTGTCCCCGTCATCATTTCGATAATATAAACCCACACACTTCGGCGGAATTTGAGTCCAGTGTAATGTGTGTACCGGGACCGTGCCCTTATCCCGGATCTGTTTAAATAGATTTATTCCACGGGGTGTTGAAATTCTTATTATTGAACGAGTTACATGCCGCAAGTTCATTTCAAGACCGTCCGCAATTCTATGAGATAAGCCTGCTTCTTCATCTACCATGACCACTGATTTACGTGCGGAACGACCGGCGTCCGGGGTTGTGGCCCTACCAATAATAGTTGCGTTGTTTGTTGGATTTTTCAGAAATAAAAACTTCGAATGTAACCGCCATTTAAACCTTTTTGGTAACATCCATCTTGGTAAACGTTCAACCATATAAACCAATTTCCCAAACAAACTTGACGGTGTTTTATCATCAACCTCTGCCTCTTTTAATGATAAAAGCATTGCCTCAAACCCTTTACGGTATAACCAAAGATTTAGAATGACCGCAAGAACAAGGTAGGTTGCACCGGTTTCCCGGGACTTTTCTATTAAATTACCAATTCCCCTGTCAATTTCATCAATGATTGCAAGAACAATTTCCTCTTGCTTGGGATATAATAAAAAATTGAAATTAAACGGCCGGGCGGTGGGATTCCACGTCCATACGAAATGATTTATAAAAAACGGGGTATCCTCTGCGCATTGATCATTCAGGTCCTTTTGTAGTAGGACATCCCGGTCCGCCTGAATTAAAAGGTTTTCACGGGCAATTAGGTTATCATTTATGGCCTTTTCAAAATCCAATTTATAAAACTTGGTTTGTCAAAGTAAAAATTAACGCCAACCGTTGCATTTTGTAATTGCAATAAAGTCCTGTTTTTAAAGAAAAAATAATTCCTTGTGTGGATTGTAACCACTTCAAAGTGCGGCATATATTCAATTGTTGTATAGTATTTATTAATGCCGTGTCCCTGTAAAATCCTGCCTATTAGGTCCCGGTCCATTTACTTTAACTCTATTTTCCCTTGATTCCATTGGCCAGTTGTGCCAAGCAAAACTTTGTCTAATTTTTCAAAATCAAAAACAGGTATTTGGGCAAATCTAAATATTACCGATTCAAAAAGCTCTTTCTGAAAATTTACTTCCATTTTTTTGTAATCGACACAGTGTAACGCACTCCAACAATCATATTCTTCTTTTGGTACATGAATACCGCTTATTCTTATACATTTATCAATTGTACAAATATTGAAATGGCCATCTTTAAACATTTTTTTTAGAGCAATCCGAACAGTTTCTTCTTGAAAGGTATTCATAATTTCCCCATTTTATTTATTGTTAATTTCATAAAAATGACTCAATCCCATTAATAAACAACCCATTACGCCGGCGTGAAAATCATCAAATCCACTTTTTGCCCATATAAACAATAATATAACGCCTGACACGCCATAACCAAGTGAAAGCAATGCACTTATTAACATTGTAAATAATTTGAGCCATTTTTTAAACATTTTTCTCCTTTAATTTGTTGCCAATATATCACCAAGTTTTAAAATAAAACACCCAATTTGTTTATATTCATAGCCCCATTTTTGCTTTCCATGTCCAATTGATATTGACTTTAATTCAATGACAAAGCAAGGTTTTTTATTTCCGTAACCGTTTGTAAATTTCACATGGCTATAAAGTTTTTTTTCGAAAAGATAATCCAAGCGTTTTGTCCAATAGTCCTTGCGCTCTCTGTATTCCTCACGTTTGTCCCCGTAAAGAATCATATCAAACCATTTCTTTTTAAGTGTTAAGTGTAATATTTCCATATTATTCCCGCCCTCATGGATTTTGCCAATTCAATAATATCAATATTTAAAAAGTCCTTTGAGTAGATAATCTCAATAGTTTTGTCATATGATTTAACATATTTGTAAACCCTTTTTACATCCAAAAATGATACATTTGTTTTTAAGTGTATTTGTCTTAATATTTCATAATTCATACTCGCCATTTTAATCCCTTAATTAATTGCATTATCCGCAAGGATTGCATTATGGATACGCTCCATGCGGGACATTGTTGATATTTTTTTATCCACTTTAATTTCTTTTTGAACGTCCCTCCAATCAGGTCGATCCTGGTCAAATTCTTTTTCCTTAACAAATCCAAGTTTTGAAAGTGCTTGAATAAATGCCATGCCGGCCCGTGCATCTCCACCGGCTCCGCCTGTCGCAAGTCCAATTAAAACACGCTCTATCATAAATTCAGGTTTGAAATTAATACTAATATCACTAATTGAAAATTCCTTCATATGTTTCTCAACGGTTCTATCAGACAATTGTGCATGTTCGGCAACTTCCATAATAGTAGGAAATTTATTATACAATTGTGTTAAATCCCAATATGCAGATTCCACTAGTTGATGATTCCTTTGCCAATCAATCCGCCGTTTAGTTTCTTCTGTAATAACTTCACTTTTTGCAACTTCTATTTTCTGTATATTCCTAACCTTGACTAAGTTTACAGGTGCGTTAAATTCGGCATCACTGATTTTATTCCGTTTTTTATTCCTAGAATTATTCCGCTTTAAAGCTTTGTTTTTACTAGGTTTTTTCTTTTTGGCTGCCTTTTTCTTGCGAGACTTTTTTGCAGTTTTTTTTTTACTTTTCTTTGTAGCGGTCATTATGGGATGTTAGTGCCTCCAATTCGGTTAATTTCTTACGTCCAATCAATACCTCGGTTTGTGCCAATTGTTTTAAAAATGCAATTATTAAATCTTGGTTTTGCATTACGTTTGCCTCAAAATTTTCCAATATTTTGCAATCACATATAACTGGAACATCACAATGAATTGGTAGATTGTCCTTTATTATAACTATATCACCAAATGGCACTGAATCCCCTTGGTAGATTGCCACATTAGCCGGATCAATATTGATTGTAACTTTTTTATTTGGTTCTAATTCTGCTTTTTCACTTGCAAGCCATGTTTTCCCACAAAATCCACAAAATACAACATCCCTTGCCCCGGAAACCAAGGCCGTTTTTAATTCATCACTTATCATTTTTTCTTTTCCTTTTTTCTATGGTCCGTTAGTTTCTTTATAAATAAATTTATATCCTCCAAACAACCGGTATTGAAAATTATGGCATTCTCTGGAAAAAGGCAATATTGCCGCCATGCACCATACCAACTTATACGTCCAAGGTGAATGTCATCTTTATTTACAACTCTCCAAACCGTTGTTTTTAATGTGGTTTTAGAAAAAACTTTAATCATTCTAATATGTTTATAATTAATCCTTATCATTTTGTCCCTCCATTATTTCTTGCAATCTTTCCGGGTCATCCGCTTCCATTTCCTCAATATATTGGATGGTGCCCGGGTGGTTATCTAAATCAAACGTATAATAAATATGTTTCTCAACTGCTCTTAATTGCTCAATAGTATAGGCTTTCGGTTCATCACTCATTTTTTTCCTGAATCTCTGGGGCATATTCCGTTGCAATAAAACTAAGAAATTCACTTGCTTTCTCGCCCGCTTTTTTCATTGAATATTCAACCTTATGTTTACATGGCTCCACAATACTTATATCATGTAATAAGGTCGAGACAACATCAATTGTTGCTAAAAGGTTTTGATACCTCTTTTCATCCTCATTTGTCTCACCAATCGGTGATATTCTGCCAATCAATTTTGTAATCACATCGTAATTTGTCATTTTCTCATTATTTTCCATCTATGCCCCTTTATGTTTTTGGGCCTGCCGGCCTCTTAAGATTGTAATTAACAACGGTTCACTTATATTGAATCATCTTTCATAAAATTCTCTTTTTCAAGCCACAATTCAAAATCCTTTAAAACTTCCTCAATATTTAATTTGAGAAAATAATCATTTTGTTCTTTTTGTTTTTCCTCAACATATAATTCATATTTAAACCCTCTTATCATTTTAGTCCTTTAAAATATAGTCTAATTTCTCTTTTTATTTGGTCTAAAGTATGCGCAAATCCGTATTTTCCATCCGGGAATATAATGCCAATATACGTTGCTCCATTTGCAAACATTCCTATTGCCCTGTTGTATGTATCAATAACGCTTACATTGTAATGGCAATATATAGCCGGGTAAGGTGGCATAATATCAACCTCAATATCAAGTCCGGTCAATTCAATTTTCCGGACTTCACTTATTTTTTTCACCGAACATGGCCCCTTTATCAAAAACCGTGTATTTATCCTTTGTCAGATCAACAACAAATGGTTGGTCCGATAATCTTTTCTTGCAAAAGAAACAACACAAATATCCTTCCTTGTCAATGGATCCACTTGTGTGGGTGCACATCCTTTTTTGGTTAAATTGTTCACTGATCATTTATACCCTCAATTATTGTTTGTTGCGTAATTTTCAAAAATGTCCCTTTAAATATTGAAAAATGTTTTGGAAAATCATTGTTCTTGGCAAATAAACTAAGCCCTTTTTTGTCATATCGGTCATGTCCGCCGGTGTCATTATCAATAACCAAGTAAATTTCTTTTTTCATCGTGTCCCTTTATTTTTTAAATTATTAAGCCTTTTATCTGCATTTTCTGCATATACGCCACAAATGAAACCTAACAAAAAGATTCCTATAATTATTGCTAATATGTCCATTAATTTATTCCCTTAACTTTTTTATTAAATCCACGATCCCTTGTGCATATGCCATTTCGAATATTTTATATTTGCCCTCCTCACCGGAAAATCCAAACAACGGACCCGCAAACATATCATCCTCATTTGGAATATCTTGCTTCATTTTTTTAATCAGTGCATTTCCTATGTCCAACACATCCCGGCCGGTCAATTGTGTTACCTTTTGCATTTTATCCCTTTATTTTATTGAATGCTTTACCGGCGCGCGGGTA